GGCTCATCATCGGCGTGACGGCTGACTGCTCGGTCCGCTGGCTGTCGGTCGGCTGGGACAAATCGGTTCGGGCCATATTCGAGAGGTCCCGGACCTTAGGGTCTTTGCGTCAAATGTCCACAGGGACTGCAGTCTTTTGCAGGGTCGTCAACGCGTCTTCCGGCCCTAGGAAGGGTACCATGCGCTTGCGGGCTCCCAGGATGCGGTGCAGCAGGTTGCGCGGCCGGATCCACAGGTAGTCGAAAGCGGACTGATGCAGCCGATAGGGCAGGCGGCGCAGACCATAGCTGCGCTCCACTTCCGCCCGATATGCGCGGCCGGGCGACAGGTTGGATAGCGCCCCTGCCTCAGCCCGACCGGCGTTCTGCAACTGCACGCAGAGGGCGGGCACGGCATGGCGGATCGACAGCCGACGGCCAACCGGATCGAACGGGTGGTTCATCGACCAGTCGATAATGCGCGACAGGATGACAGGATCAGCGAGGAAGAGCTCAGCGCCACGGCGCGAAATGATGTAGCCGGCCGAGCCCGCGACATAGCCACTGGGCCTGAACAGTTCGATGCCGGCCAGCCGGCGGGTGACAGCGGGCCAGAGGACGACGGGCGTCGAGAAGGTCTCGAGCCGAGTAAGGTCCCAGTCAGGTGGATCGTCGGCAAAGGCAGCGAGAAAATCGACCAGGCGCGGCGAGACAATGACATCATCCTCGAAGATCAGCGCGTGTTCGGCGGTGCTGGCGAGAAAGTCCCGCATCGCCTGGGTGTGGCTGAAGGTGCAAGCGATCTCGGCGGGGGACTGCCAGTCCGGGCGTCGCGGATCGGCAAAACGCTCGAGCGTGCCGGCCGGCAGGTCCTCGATGGCGGTCGCAGCAAAGCGGTCCACTTCCAGACCGATCTGGAAGAACTGCCGCTCCATGTGCGCGCGACGCTCTACGTCGCGGTCGAGATTGATGAAGTATGTCTTCAATGAAAAACACCGGCGTCCGAAGCGCTTATTTTTCCGAGGACGACCATTATCGTGACCGCCGCCGCTAAGCAAGTCTGGCTCGCGGGTACCATTGTCTTGGCGAACTATTTTCCTTTTGCCAGTCAGCCGCCGCTCCAGGACAGTTCCCATCGATCTGCAGCCGGGTGAGAATTTGGGACAAGCCACAGGCCTCCCTCGCCGTGCCGGAACTTACTGGCCAGGGCAGGAGATGCCCGGGACCGCCCAAGCGGACAGGACGCGTGTCACAGACGCGAGCGCCGGGATGTGTCGGCGAAGGGTATCCAGACCCTCCTCGCCCCCCGCAGCATCTGCAGGATGGCTCGCGGCCGGTGTGGTAGCCCGCCGGGTTTTGCACATTTAACGCCGGGTTTTGTCATAGCAAGAAGCCTGTAGCGCGATGGTACAGCGTCGGTTGACAGCTCGTTTGACAGGTCTTCTAGGGGTTGTCGAGCGCGCCTCGGCCGCCGGTCGAGTGTCGTGGGGGACGGTCGCTGGTTCGGGGTCGGGCCTCGGCGGCATCAGTGAAGCCCTCAACCTTCGAAATGCCTCCTTTTCCTCCCGTACCTGGTCGGCCGCCCAGCCAGTGACGGTGCTCTCCTGCCACCACCACGAATGTTCGACCCCCGCCGGCGGTGGAAACTTGCCGTGGGAGACCCGGCGCCTGATCTGGTCGGCGCTGAAAAATATCCCCGAGCGGCGTAGGAGGGCGACAACCTGCGTCAGGTTGAGATACCGCTGACTCTTCATTTCAAGACGCGGACTTCCAGGGCCGGACTGCCAGCCGGGTTGAGGCTCGATAGCGCCATCTCAGCCCCTCACCAGCGGGTCGCGGTTGTGGGCGTCAATCCGGCTGGGCAGCTCGAAGCGACTGTAGTGATCGAAGGCGTCGCGAAGCGCCTGCGTCATCTCCGATTGCGACAGGTTCGACCCGTTGATGGTGACGTTGAAGACCTGGCTGCGGCCTCCCATCATGCCGCTGGAAAGGCTCGAATTCGGCAGCACCATCGCGCCGCGCGGGCCGGCGATAACCGGCTCAGGGCCGCGCTCGCCCACGATGCCGAACGTGCCGTTGGGGATCAGCCCACCGTCCGCATGAAAGCCGCCGAAGAGACTGCCCAGCACGCCGAAGATGCCGCCAATGCCGCCATTGGCACCCTTGGTGCCGAAGGCGCCCGCAAGCGGTCCTTGGCCTAGCAGCATCGATTGCAGCACCGCCTGGGCCAGCGAGTCGATCACGTCATCGAGCACACCAACCAAGTCCTTGCTGCCCTTGCGTAGCGCTTCGATGCTGGAGAGGGCGGTGTTGCCGAAGAACTGCCCCATGTCCTGGGCGTTCTCCCAGGCGGTGCGCTCCTGCTCGATAGTGGCGATCAGGTCGCGCACGGCGATGGTCTGTTTCGGGGTCGCGTCCGTCATTTCCCGCCGCAGCAGGATCATGCGCTGCTGCACCGGATCGAGTTCGCGGAGGATGTCGCGCTCGGCCTTGAGGCTCGCAATCAGTTGGTCGATCTGCGAGGCTTCGGACGTGCTCTTGCCCTTGCTGCTGGTCGATGCGCCCGCGCCAGGCACTGTGCTGCGCAGCTCGGGCTTCACCGGCTCGCGTTCCGCAAGGATGGTATTGATCTCGCGTTCCTTCGAAATCACGTCCGCCAGCGACTTGCGCGCATCCTCCAGGCCGGTCCGCGTCACATAGTCCGCTGTGCCCGACGCGATGGCAGGGCTGAGCCCCAGGTTGTCGAGCGCGTCGGTTCGCTTGCCGGCAATCTCGGCTTCCAGCCGCTGGCGTTCCTTGGCCAGGTCGAGCGACTGCGACTTGAGGGAACCAGACGAACGGTCACTGAAGGCCCAGAACTGCTGCGTAAAATCGTATAGAGCCCAGCCGGCATCCACGATTGCCGTTTGCAGTGCCGTGCCGACGCTGGTCGATGCGACGTTGATCGCCTGGTCGAGTTCGACCGCCTTGTTGACCACTTCGTCATTCATAACCTGGCCAAGCTCACTCGCCCGGTCGATGGACTTTTCCAGGTTGTCGGCGCCGGCCGCGAGGAAGCGAGCGAACTGCTCGCCGCCCGTGCCGCCGAACACCTCGTCCAGCACCCTGATCTGCGCCGCCTGGTCGAGCTGCTCGACACGCCGGATGATGTCCAGGAACAAGTCGGCGGGATCTTGCAGCTTCGCCTTGAGCTCTTCGGCGTCGTAGCCGAGCCGCTTGAAAGACTCGGAAGCCGATCCCTGCCCGGTGTAGATGAATTCATCGGCCCGCAGGTTGAGTTCCTTGATCCCGTCCGTCAGGGCGCCGATGCTCACGAGGTTCTGATCAGCGACGTAGCGGAGCTGCTGGAATTCCTTGACGCTCAATCCCGCCGTCTTGGCCTCCGCAGCCATCTGGGCAATCTCGCGCGAGGTCTTGGCGACAGCCAGGCCGAAGGCCGCGACGCCACCGGCGAGACCGCCAGCGAGGGTGCGCCCCATGGCGATTGCCTTGGCGCTGAGATTGTCGAGCGAGCCGCCGAACCCCCGCGCATCCTTTTCGGCAGCGGCAATGCCCTTCTTGAAGCCCTTGTCCCTGGTGTCCAGGTCGAGCAGCGCCTCGCCAAGCTTCTCAGCCATCGTCGCGCTCCCCCAGATACTCAGCCAGGCTGGCGCGCGCGTCGAGCAGCGTCAGCAGCTCGGCGTCCGCGTCTTCGTCGTCCCGCCTGGCCTTCATCGACAGCGTGCCGGTGCCGACGCCGGCACCCCGCACCACCGGCGAGACTTCGTGCACATCGACCCGCTTGAGGACGCGCACCGCCGCGCCGTCGCGGTTTTCCTTGGCATAGTCGATGACGCCGAAGCCATAGGACCACTCCTGCACGGCGCCGCCCTTCTCCAGGTCGAACTTGAGCGTTTCGTGCCAGTCACGGCCGGCCTCGGTCTTGAGGTTGAGGTGCAACTCGGCCAGTACGGCGTCGCCGTCCTCATAGACCCGCGCCTTGCCCAGCGGCATGGCGGTGCGGTTGTGCGCCGGCAGGATCGGCACCCACTGCTCGCCGCCCTTCTTCCAGGAGAAGGCGCCCTTGGCATAGGTGTCGCCGTCATGGTCGATGCCGGATAGCACGGCGATGCGCGCCGTGCCGTGGCCGGCGTCGTCCATCTTCTCAACCGTCAGTGTCTTGGTTTCGCTCATCACCGGTCCTCCTGGTCCCCGATTAGGGTGTCAATCGCTCTGGCGGCCGACATCTCGCTGCGGTCCCATGCCTCGAGCCAGAGCATTTCGGCCCTGGTGATCGTGCCGGCCCGTTCGTCGCGCTCCAGCGGGTTGACCTTGAACCTTCCTCTCACGCGAGCGGCCGCCGCCTTGGGATCGTCTGGCAGCGTCAGCGGGAATGTGCCTGGCGGAAGGCCAGTCATGTCGTCAAAGCGCAGCTCGCCGAGAACAAGCTCACCAACGCCATGGATGCCCGCCATGCCGATCTGGCGGTCACGGTGCATCAGTGGCACCCAATGCTGCTCCGGGCTAAAAGCGCCCGGCAGTACCCTCCATCCGTCACACTTTTTCGGAAGCGCCACGATGGTGGTCTGGATGGTGCGGGCGGTCATATCGCGCACTCCGCCATGGATGCGCCGTGGCGGGCGTCGGGCTGGTTGAGGCGCCGACATACGCCCGCTCCCCCGTTTTCGCCTCCAGCCCTGTCAAATTGGGTGTCAAATGGCATTCGGAACCCTCTTGCTCCTGGAAATGACAAGGGGCCGCTCCATGCCTGCATGGAACAGCCCCCCGGCGGACGCCGGCTGTCTCTCCCGTTGCACCCTGGACGGAGAGGCGAGAGAGAGCGCCGGGGCCTGTTACGGCGCGATGGTGACGCCAGTGATTTCGGTGAAGCTGGTCGGCCGGCGCACCAGGAAGTCAATGCGGGCGGTGCCGACGAATTCGAGCAGCATGTTGTCCGCGTAAGTCTGGAGCTTGAGGCTCTCCACAAACGCGTCCTGGCGCACGCCCATGACCAGCTGCGAGAAGTCGCCTTGGAGCACCAGACTTTCGTCCTCGCCGCCACCCAGGTTGTTCGGAATGGCAGTGGTCGGACGGAACACCATCTTTTCCAGTGCCTGCGGGCGGTCCATGTAGACGCCGTCTGCGGTGCGCAGCGAGGCCCAGCCCGCCCAGGAACGCGGCGACATGATCGCGTTGCCCTCGCAGCGCTCCAGCGGCACGTTGGCCTCAAGGCACTTCTGCAGCCCGATGATCAGCGGGTCGTACGTGTCCGCCGAGCCGGAATAGGCATATGCATTGATGCCCGGCGTGTTGTGGATGCCGCGCGGCTGGTTGGCGGCGCCCGTGCCGAGTAGGCCGGCCCGGTCGATTTCGGTGGCAAGCGCCAGCCCCATCACCCCCATGAGCTGCGCGCCCCAGTCCGGGCTGTCCTGTACCAGCTCGGCCGTCGCCTTGGTCCGCACATAGACGCTCTTGGCCACGAGGTTCTGTAGCTCGAAGGTCGGATCGCTGGCGGTCAGCGCACCGCCTTCGGCTCGCCAGCCGGCAGTCGGATCGGTGAGGATGCGCGAAGACCGAACGGTCGACTCGGTCATCGTCACGGTGGTCATGCCGGAGGCGTTCAGCACCATCTGCGCCCGGATGTTGTCGATCCACTCGGCCTGGTAAGCCACCGGCAGCATGACGCCAGTAGAGCCAGTCGTCATCGACTTCATTTCGTGGGCATAGTCCACCGCCGCCTTGTCGTGGCAGCGGTCCCCCAGCATTGTCGCGGCAAGCCAACGTTCCAGCGATACCGGCGGCTTGTCGGTCTTGATGACCGACGCCACCTTGGCGCCGGCCGCCAGCTCGTAAACCTCGCCATGGGCGCCGTGGTGGACCTTCACGCCCTTCTGCTCGCCCAGGTCGCGCGCCTTGCCGCCCGGCATGGGAACGTGGCCCTGGATGCCCTTGCCGTGGATGGCATAGCGGTGCTCGATGTCGTCGAGCATGGTCTCGCCGGTCGGCGTCATGACGCTGTTGTAACCCTTGGCCATGCCCTTCAAGAGGGCCGCTTCTTCGGGTTCGAGCTTGTCGATCGTGCCGCGACGATCCAGCCAGTCCAGGGCCTTTTCGGCCCGCTTAATCAGGTCCTGCGCGTTCACAGTCAGTCTCTCCGTTTGGTCCGCGTCCGCGCGGGGGGTCAGTGTGTGGTGGTGGGTGTCGCTTCGGTGCTGGCGGACAAGAGCGAAGCCATGGCCTCGATGCCCGCCAGTGTCCTGTCAGCGCCGCAGTGGAAGATCATGCGATGGGCAAAAAAGGCCATTCCGGCTGCCAGGACCAGATGAGCGTCGGCCTGAGGCATCGTCTGCGATAGCCGACGCATCGCCTCTCCAAGCTCCCGCCTCACTCGGTCTTCGATTTCTTCGATTGGCACTGACACTGCCGCCCCCGTCCCGGATCACAGAGCATCAGCGTAGCTGCGGGGGTGGCGCCGCTTATATCGGCGCATGTGCGCGGGTCAGTTTCAAGAACCCGCGCGTTTGCGGGTTCTTGCCGGGCCGCTCGCGTTCGAAAGGGGCAGACTTGCTCCCTTCGATCAACCCGCAAACATGCGGTTTGATTTTGCGATCCGGGATCAAACCCGTCACATCTGACGGGTTTGATCGAACTCCGCACGCTTGCGGAGTTCGATCCGGTTAAGCTGCTGTTTTCACGCAGCCTTTTTTTCAGGCGGGCGGAGCCACCGCCTTACGGTGGCCACATCGGCGCGGATCGTTCGGGCAATCTCGTTGTCGCTAAGGCCGCGCCGCGACATGGTCTCCGCCAGCCATTTCCGGGCAATCGGTACCTTGACGTAACCGCCGATCCCCGCCACGTCCAGCGCCTCCGCCAATGCCAGGATCAACTCGGCATCCCCGACTGCATCGAAGAGGATGCCGCGCTCCCCATTGGTCCTGGTCGCAGGTACGTAGACCTGCGATCCGCCCAGGGTAAGAAAGAAGCGCTCGGCACATTCTGCACCAAGCGCCTCGATATATGGCCTCAGATTGGCAGGCACCGCCTTGCCCTTGTGCTGCCGGGGAGCCTGCTCCACCATCTGCACCCTTCCGCAAACTGTTCACGGGAAAGGCTGTCGGATGGAACGGACGCGGAACATGAGCGCAGGTGCGTGGATGGATGCGCGGCAATTGATCCTTAGCGATTTGAGGCGTATAAGTAGTGTCGGAGCTTTCAACTCCTCTGGCGGTCAAGCGCCACCAAGGGCACGTCGCCCCGAACGGCGCTTTTTTCTATCCCGGTTTCCGGGACGGTCGCACCATCGCGGCCGGGAGGGCAGTGCGCATGTCCAAGGCTTCGGCCTAAAGGCACTGCTGCCGTTCCAGAACGGTTGAAACTCCCGGCTTCCGGGCGAATGGTCGCGCCGGATGAACGCGCCTTTCAAGCGCCTCTGGAGACCAAACATGACCACTTCCAATGCCACCGCCTGGCCAAAGGTCCGCACCCTGGCCCGCGAACTCTCGTCCCTCCTGGTTGAACTTGAAGGCCAGCGCGACGGCGGCAACTCGGTCGCCATCGTCACCACCGAAGGCTACTCATTCGTCAAGCGCGAGGCCTACGATATGATGGTCAATTTTCATGCCGAGGCACAGCGCGTCGCTATCATTTCCAAGCTGGAAACGGTCGATGGGGCCGACCTGGCCGAACGTGCGAACGTCAATCGAGAAGCCGTCGAGAGGGTGTTGACGCGCCTTCTGGCCGACGCCACCACCCGGCCCATGGAGCTGGCGCCCAAGCGCGCGGTTCGCTGATCCCCTCCCTCAATCTGGGCTTGCGCCGCGCGGCGGCGGCGCCGGCCCCTTGCGAAAGCTTTCACCATGAACGCCGACCTCAACCTCACCGTCCACGTGGACGCCGACGAGTGGGCATATTTGAAGCGCCGCACCGTCTACCTCGAAACCCTGCTGCTCAGCATCGTGCGCGACGAGGCCGATATCCGCGAATGGATATCGGCCGAAGAGCTGGCGGCGATGCGCCTGCCCGGCCTGCCGCTCTCACCCGCCAGCATCACCCGCAAGGCCACCGCTGGCCGCTGGATGCGCCGCCGTGACCGCGCCGGCAAGGGCCGCTACTTATACCATCTGGCATACTTGCCCGCCCGCGCCTTCGACGCCCTCTTGAGTCGTCTGCTCGACGTGGAGGATATCGAGGGCGACCCGCTCGACGTGCCGTCGTCGGTGTTCGCAGAGAACGCCGCACCGCCCTGGGTGCTGCCCCTCATGCGTCTTATGAAGGGCGGCGGCGACCTGGCCTCCGCCTGGCGCGATCTGCCCGCCGCGCTGCCTCACGGCGTGGCCTTGCCTACCGTCGAAGAAGCGGCGACCATCCTTGTCCGCTTCGGGCTGGCCGACTAACGCCCTACGCCCGCGCGCGGATGTTCCCAACTATTCGCGCCTGTCACCTCTCAATTGCCGGGCTCGACGCCGTTGCGCCCGGCAATTCCCAACCTTTGGAGACTGCTGAAAATGGACAAAGATCAGCGCGTTACCATGGGGCGGCTGTCGCGGGTTCATCTTCTTCCCGTCGCTTTCGACGGCCTCTTGGCTGAGCTGCTGGACGCCATGATCGTGGCCAAGCGCAGTACCCAGCTGCAGGCGCTCGCCACGCTGAACGAGCACCTGAAGAAGGAGGGCCTGCCGCTGGTTGCGCACTCCTCCTGGAGCCGCTTCGTTATCGGGCAGCTGAACAACGGCATCGATGAGCGCTGGCGGCGGAAGGGCGGCGATAGCGAGGCCGTATCCGTCCCTCGCGCCCGGTACATGGAGCTTCTCGAAATCGAGAGCGCGCACCGCAAGCTCAACGCCCTGTAGCGACGATTTGACTGGTGCGAGGTCGTTCCACCTGTCAACTTGAGCAGCGGCGCGGCAAACCATTGTCGCGCCGCTGCTTTTCCCGTTCCTGGTCCACTCGGAACTGAGTTCCGCGAAAATCTTGCTTTTTGCCGCCACGAAGGGCTGCCGCGACTGCCAGCAGCGCCCGGCCCGACAGGCACCCTCTTGTTCGCATTCTCTCGGAATTGACAGGCATTCGAAGGTTCATGATGGATCGCAGGCCCGTGGGGCTCCGCTGCCTGCTATCATCTTGATCGTGCGACGATTTTCACGCTCGGGCCGCCTCACGAACTTTAGGTTCGTTCAACTCTTGCCGCCCGCCCCATTCTGCCCGCCTAGGCGCCCTGGAAATCCCCGCTCGACAGGGCCTTGATAGCTGTTTCGACAGATGCCGGCCATCTGCCCCTAGTCTTGGCGGCTGTCCCCTTTTTCCGCCCGTTATGCCAAAACCTCCCGATCCCGCGCCCGACCCACCCAATCCCGCTGTCAAGCCTTGTCGAACTAGGGCCTCCACGGATGCTGTCGGAGCGAACCGGGCGTTCCCGTTATGCCAATACCGCGCGTTAAACAACAGCCGGCCGATCGCGATCGACTGGAGGCGGGAGGCGATCGCGAAGGCTCGCCGTCGCAGACGGTGGGCGCCGCCGCCTCGGCGCTCTCGCGCATCCTCCAGGCTCGAACTGAAGGAGAGGGCCGACGCTGGATGGTTCTGGGCCTGAACGC